AAATATGAAAGCAATATTAATTGATGTAAAGAATGAAGAAGTCAGAGAGGTAGAGCATGATGATACTCGTAAAGAAATTTATAATTTTGTTGAATGTTCTACCTTTGATGTNCTTAGATTAGACGGAGTGAATGGCATATATGTAGATGATGAAGGATTGTTTGTTGAAGACCAACTATTCTTTACTTATCATGGTGATAACTATAGTCAAACTCTAGGAGGAAATGGTTTAATCTTAGGAGTAGATAGTGAAGGAAATAATATATCTCCTACCATAACTGTAAAAGAAGTAGAAGAAGCAATAGACTTTCACCCAACAGGATTTGACACATGGCAATGAGAACAAGTAAAGGACAAGTAGCTCATGAATCTTTAACAGGTTCAAGAGGTAAGAAGACACACATAGGAAGAGGGAATGTAAGTTACTCTACTATGCCTAAAAGAAAACGACAAACCTACAAAGCTTATAGAGGGCAAGGAAAATGAAAACTAAAGAACTAGAAAAATTATTTAAAGATAGATTAGTTAAAGACGGAATCAATAAAGATTGGATGGATAAAAAACTTATTTTTGTTGGGTTGGATGATGAGGAAACTAAAGATGATTGACGTATCAAATGTAACACTAGAAATTATTGAAGCTATACGAAACCAAAACGTAGTACAGTTTAAATATGGAAGTCATGAAGGCATTAGGACAATTAACCCAACAGGTTTTTATGGTGACTTCTACGGATTTGAAGGCACAGAATCGCACGACAAAAATAGGTTTAGAAAGTTTAGTTTTGACAGAGTAACAGAGTGGCAAGGCACACCTTTAAACTATAAAGTTTTTGTAGAGTTAGAAGTTGTTGGTTATCCTACTGATAAAGAAGTAGCCGAAGAATTACATCAGCTATTAGATAGTGCTGAACCTATTATGTACACACTTAAACCTATAGCATGACAGAGTATGACATCCATAAAATATTTGAAGAGCAACAATCAAAAGATAGAGTAACTGCACTTTATGCAGACAATGGAGTGTTGACAGTTTACTATGGAGATGATACAATGGAAGTTTGGAAACTAAACTGGCGAGGAAAACTTAAAAGAATTAAAAGGAGAAAGTATGAAACGTAAAGATTATATTTATATCGGAGCTTATGTATTGTTTTTTGGATTTTTTATTACAACATTAGTAGAAGAGTTGACATATCAAGACGAACAATTTCAAAAAATTAATAAATTAAATAATGATTTATTAAAAATATCACAATATGTCCAAAGCAATATGACAGACTTTGAATATTTAGAACAGAAAATAGAAGATAATTCGGTGGAGTTAGAAGAAGTTCAACGACAATTAAAGGAGACTCAAGACTCTGCCGAAACATTTTATCAAATGTTTTTTGACACTCAACCACAAAGAGTTGAAGAAGAATTAGTTGAAGATAAAGTTCCGACTGAGGAAATAGTATTGGAAACTAAGGAGCAAGAGGTAGTAGAATTACCTGTCGAAGTGCCTGTCGTTAAGATAACAACTACTGCTTCTTGCCCCACCCCGCACAACAAATTGTTATCTTATATAGAGGATATCTCTTTACGAAGAGACTATTCATTTAGAGTTTCGTATGATGTGCAAGATAATTCTATAGTAAATGTAAACTATAAACCTGCAATCCCCAACAAACTTAAACGAGGTATGGAAAAATATTTAGATTCATTTACTTTAAGAGGAAATGTTAAGGATTGCTACGTACCAATAAAAATACTAGGAAATTAAATGCAACAATTTATTTTAACACAGACACAATTTAATCAATGGGATAACTTTTGTTTAGACAATGGTGAAACCATGTATAAAAATGGTGATGCTTATATGAATGGGTATGACGAGGACACTAAAACATTTAGTGTGCGTGTATCTCAAACAGAACAATCAGGAATCATAAAGTTTTTAGAAAAAGTGCTTGACACTTTCTAGAAAATCGGAGTATAATAACTCCACATTAATAACTACTAATATATAAGGAGTAAAACATATGGCAGTAGCAACAGGAATAGCGTACTGGGCGAGCGTCCTAGCACCTAACGAAACTTTTGAACCAGTCTACACAGTAGACCTAGTAATTAGTGATGAAGACGCTCAAGACTTTATCTCACGAGGAGTTAAAGTTAAAGACTTTTCATTGAAAGATGAGAGCGGTGAACCTCAATACATAGGTAAAGCCGTGACTATCAAAAGAAAAGTAAATGCTAAGAATGGCAGAAGACCTGCTCCAAAGCTCTACAATCTAAATAAAGAGCCAATGGATACTACAGTAGGTAATGGCTCTGCAGTCAAGGTACAATACAATGAGTTTGCTTGGGATTATGCAGGCAAATCAGGTGTTAGCTTAGACTTTCAAGCCATGCAAGTGCTAGACTTAGTACCTGTAAAGTCACAAGACGGAGACGAATTGAATCCATTTGGTGACGGGGAGGAGTTTTAATGACTGATGAAGATATCATGTTAGAAGAACCTAATAAACCTTTTATTACTATTGATGATGTACAAGTTTTTGTAGAGGATTTGCCTGAGGAAGGTCAGCAAATCTTTGGAAGACTTCAACGACTCAATCAAAAGAAAGCTAATGTCACACTTGACTTGGAAGAGTTACAAGCAGGTATTAATTTCTTTTCGAATAGAATCGTAGCAATCTACAATGATGAAGGTGCTCCCGCAGAAACTGAACTTGACGATAGCACAGAAAAAAGTTAAGTTTATTTAAAAGTTGGCTAGGCATTACTGTGTATAATGTCTAGCCTTTTTTATGGAACAAATATGAATAATCACAGAAGTCCTTTTTATAAAACTCATCAACCTTGTCCTGACTGTAATAGTAGTGATGCTTTATGTATCAATGAGGACAGGTCAACTAAATGTTTTAGTTGTGGTAAGTTTACCCCTAAACCAAATATTGTACCTATGAATAATAATTATAAACCACCAACTCCACCAACAGAAACAGTCCATAGTGGGACATATGCACCTCTTACAGATAGAAGTATATCTAAAGAGACTGCGACAAAGTATGGAGTCAAGGTTGTATATGACTCTCAAGGTGTACTAGCCCAACATAGATATCCTTATCATATAAACAACGAACAAACAGGTACAAAGATTAGATTTGTTAAAGATAAAAACTTTAAGTTTGAAGGTACAACTGCAGGTACAGGTTTGTTTGGTCAACAACTCTTTAAAGAAGGTGGTAAATACCTAACTATAGTTGAAGGAGAATGTGATGCTATGGCAGGCTATGAATTACTAGGTAGCAAGTGGGCAGTAGTATCAATAAAGAATGGGGCTCAAAGTGCAGTCAGAGATATAAAAGAAAACATAGAATATGTAGAAAGTTTTGACAATGTAGTTATTTGTTTTGACAATGACAAGCAAGGCATAGAAGCCGCACAAAAAGTAGCAAGTATTATCAAGCCTCGTAAGGCTAAGATAGTGTCAATACCTAATGGTTATAAAGATGCCAATGATATGCTTCGTAAGAATTTGCATAAAGAATTTACTCAGGCTTGGTGGGATGCAAAGGTCTATACACCTAGTGGTATCATTAGAGTATCAGAGAAACAAAAAGATTTCTTAGAACGAGAAAAGAAAAGTAGTGTACCTTACCCTTGGCATGGTCTTAACAAAAAACTTATTGGCTTACGACAAGGTGAACTACTTACGCTTACAGGAGGTACAGGTCTTGGTAAGTCTTCTGTCACTAGAGAACTAGAGCATTGGCTTATACATCAGACAGAAGATAATGTAGGAGTCATAGCTTTAGAAGAAGATTGGAGACGTACAGTAGACGGAATCTTATCTATTGAAGCGAACGATAGACTTTATATTGATGATATTAGAGATAAGTATAGGGAGCAAGACTTAATCAAAATGTTTGATAAGACTTTTGAACAAGACAAAGTATTTATTCATGCTCACTTTGGTACGAATGACATTGAAGATATCTTTTCAAAACTTCGTTATCTTATTGTTGGTTGTGATTGTAAATGGGTTGTCGTAGACCACCTTCATATGCTAGTTAGTTCTATGACAGAAGGTGATGAGCGTAGAGCAATAGATAATATTATGACTCGTCTTAGAAGTTTAGTTGAAGAGACAGGTGCAGGTATTATACTTGTCTCTCACCTTCGTAGAGTTCAGGGTGATAAAGGGCATGAAAATGGAGTAAGTGTAAGCTTATCACATCTAAGAGGCTCTAATGCTATCGCTCAACTATCAGACTGTGTTATAGCTTTAGAAAGGAATCAACAATCAGAGGATGAATTAGAATCTAGAACGACAAGATTACGTGTACTTAAGTCACGTTATACAGGGGATGTAGGGTTAGCTACTGCATTGGTTTATAATAAAGATACAGGTAGACTGTCTGAATATGAAGATGAAGAAATCTTGAATAGTTTTAGTTCAGATGATACAATACCATTCTAATGGAGAAGTTATGTGGAATTAGTATTTGATATAGAGACAGACGATTTACATGCTACAGAGATACATTGTATTGTAGCAATAGACGAAAACAATAAACAGTATACCTTTGATATTATAGATGATAATATTTTAAAAGGTTTAGACTTCTTAGCAGAAGCTGATAAACTTATAGGTCACAACATTATAGGATTTGATATTCCTGTAATTAAAAAACTACATGGTATTGATTTATGGGACAAAGAAAAAGTTGTAGACACTTTAGTATTATCTAGACTTTTAAATCCTGTACGAGAGAAAGGACATTCATTAAAAGTTTGGGGTTCTAAGTTAGGTGTAGCAAAAGATTTACCTCCTGAGGACTTTCATATTTATACTAAAGATACTTTAAAGTATTGTATAAAAGATGTTGTTCTTAATAAACTTTTATTTGATTATCTTAAAAAAGAATCAGCAGGTTTTTCAAAAGAAAGTATAGAACTTGAGCATCGAGTAACTTATATTTTAGAACAACAAAAACAAAACGGATTTAAAATTGACATTCAATATGCTACTAATTTATTAGCTGAATTAAATTGTAAAATAAAAAAAGTACAAGACGAGGTACATAGAACTTTTAAACCTAAATGGGTTGACATCAAAGAGGTAACTCCTAAAACAAAACAAGACGGAACTCTTTCTAAATCAGGATTAACAGAGTACGAGTATGCAGACATACAGGCATCAGGTAACATGAAACCCTTTATGCGTAAAGAATTAGTAGAATTTAATTTAGGTTCTCGTAAACAGATTGGTGAATACTTAATTAGTTTTGGTTGGAAGCCTAATAAATTTACACCAACAGGTCAACCTATTGTAGATGAAGGTACACTAAAAAATATAACTCATATTAAAGAAGCTAAATTAATAGCAGACTTCTTGTTATATCAAAAAAGAATTGCACAAATTAGTTCATGGTTAGATTCAGTAGAAGAGGATGATAGAGTACATGGTGCGGTTCTTTCTACGGGTGCAATTACAGGTAGAATGGCACATAGAAATCCTAACATGGCACAAGTTCCTAGTGTTAGTAGTCCTTATGGTAAGGAATGTAGAGCCTGTTGGATAGTAGACAAAGGGAACAAGCTAGTAGGTATAGATGCTAGTGGTTTAGAATTAAGATTGTTGGCACACTATATGGCTGACGAGGATTATATAAATGAAATTATCAACGGAGATATTCACACAACAAACCAAAAGTCTGCAGGACTTGAATCAAGAAATCAGGCTAAGACATTCATCTATGCACTCATTTACGGGGCAGGAGACGAGAAGCTTGGTACAATCGTGCAAGGAAGTAGAAAGCATGGTAAACAACTTAGAGAGTCTTTTATCAATAATAACCCTGCATTTAAAACTCTTAGAGACAGGGTTGAACGAGCGTCTGCAAGAGGATACTTAAAAGGTTTGGACGGACGTAAGATATTTATCAGACACAGACACGCTTCTTTGAATACATTATTACAAGGAGCAGGTGCAATAGTTATGAAAAAAGCTTTGATTATATTAGCGGATATGTTAAAATTAGGGACTATCCCTGCTAAAATAGTTGCTAATATTCATGACGAATGGCAGATAGAAGTACCTGAATCTCATGCAAATGGGGTGGGTGCATTGGCAGTTAGATGTATAGAACAAGCATCTAAAGAATATAACTTAAGATGTCCATTGACGGGCGAATTTAATATAGGAGACAGTTGGTATGAAACCCACTAAAAAAGATAGAAAGAAGTTTGATTTAGATTTACAATATGGTAGCATCCGTGAGGATAAGATAGCAGAAATGCTTACCAATAAAAAGATAGAAGTCAAATCAGAAAGAGATATTTGGCAGAAGTCAGGTAACATTTGTATAGAGTATGAGTCATGGGGCAAGCCCTCAGGTATCAGAGCAACTGAATCTGATTACTGGTTTCATAACCTTTGTATAGGTAAAGACGAGTACTGTACTCTTGTGTTCCATACAGATACTCTCAGAAAAATAGTAGATAAACTAGATACTTTTAAAACTGTATCGGGTGGAGATAATAATGCGAGTCGTATGTTTCTAGTAAACTTACAGAAACTATTCTCGTCAGATGTTATTAAAGCTTTTAAAGAAATTAAAGATGACAAAGAAACAGACAAAAA